GGGTTGCTTACTTAGCAACCCCCTTTTCTGATACCAGCATTGCGATCACACCAGCGACCGCAGCGATAGCACCTCCAACTTGCATCCATTGGTCTTCGGTAAGTCCGAAGAGTCCAACGCCAGCCATCACGCCGGCGATACCGGCCCATGTGCTAGGTTCCTTCAGTCTGTTCAGGATTGCGTTCATTTGATCCTCCTAAGAATCTAAAACACCATATTTGAGATTCTGAGCGACTCTTCTTACCCAACCTCGACCATGATCTGGCCAAGTCGGAGCAGATGTCAGAAACTCCAATCTCGTGGCCAACAATAGCATAATCATGTCTGCCTCGGTATAGGACAAGATTGCTTTCAATGTGACCGGACCTATCACGCCATCTGGCTTCACGTTAACTGCTTTCTGAATTCCTTTCTTGGCGGCGGCCACACCAGAGTTAATGGCGAAATCCAAAAGCTGGAATGCGACACCATCTTCAAAAGAATCAGCTTGAAGTGGGTCTAGATAATCTCTTTTGTATATATCAGCCGCGTCTTGAACACTCAGATTTCGAATGTTCAAGTGTGGATAAGCTGCGGCAGAAACTCCCCATTTCGTGCCTTTCAGCTCGCCTTTTCCGACATGGCCGAGAGTCCAATTTCCTTTGTCTTTGGGATCTAAAGAGAATCCGCCCTCATGGCCAACGATTCTTTTGATCCACATTTCAATCTTGAGCATCGGGTGTTTCATTTTAAAAAGGCAAGTTAAGCCATCCTTTCTCTGTCGCGTATACGGCTGCGGCGAATATCGATGTGATCCCGTACAACAATTTCTTGTTTTCGGTTGCCAAAGCAAGAGCAGTCTTCGCGTCTTTGCGAGCTTCTCTTAGGGCACTTGCGAAAACAATCATCAACACATCTGGAGGTACTTCTTCTCCCGCAATGATTTTATTGATGACTTGATCTAATTCAGACTGATCTCCATTGCTCATTCGCGGCCCCTATAAGATCCATAGGGATACAAAATCCACCGACTTTGTTTCCATTGATGGGATATTTCACCACAAAATACGTCTTTCCATTTAGTGTTTCTGTAAAACAAATACTACGTTTCTGTGATCTTACGTGGCGGCTCTCGATAGCAAAACGGTCACTTACTTCCTGAGGCCAAGATCCTTTCCCGTTATTTCCTACGAAAGATGAGTATGTCTTATTGAACTCTTTTTCGTATGCGGCGTTGATGTAAATAACTGTGTCATCTTCTGCTGTTACCCAAACAGGTATCGGACATTCTTCCGACCATTGTAGAGTGAATCTAGATAATTGATCTTTCGTTTTGAGTGCGAGTTGTCCTATTGCTTCTAGGGCGATATCCAGGCGGTCATATTGTTCTATTTTAGCGGTTCCAAAAAAGCTCATTTCGATGTCCTCAATAGATCAGAGCTGATATGACACAGCCAAAAAAACCACCGACGAAGAAGAAAGCAAGATCTAGTGCGCTGCCAAAACCTAAATCGAATCCCTCGTGTTGGATAATCTCTCTGGCAATCGCCAGAGCCATCATGACGCCCATCGATACCAATATAGGAGCGATAATGCTCATGACCACAACGAAACCAAGACCAACAGCGAAATGAGCAGTTTGATCTATGAGTTGTTTGTTTCTATCGTAGAATGTGTTCATGTGTTTACAGTATACATCTCTGCGTAATCTAGCAATTCTTTCGGCGCACCCCTTTTCTTTGATAGAGCAATAAGTGCTCTTCGAATCATCGTCATCTCATCCGTTACGAGAACATAATCATCGCCGCTTTGCCATAGGTATTCTATTAGCTCCTCTTCTATAGGAGCCGGAACTCCTACAGTCATAGAGTGTTCTTTTTTGGCTCGTGCGAATGCTTCTACCCTATCTCGAAGCTCTTCTATGGTTCCGCGCCAAGCATCTGTACTTATCTTAATCATATATACCTCAAGTCTTGATGAAATATCCAACGACAGCAGAAGGCTGCATAACGCTGAACGTCACTGTACTAGCTCCGCCTGTCGTGCCACTTATAAGAACGGGGTGTGTATGAGTAGACGAACCAACAGGTGCCGGACTTCCAGCACTATCATCTACAGGAAGAGTAGAACTTGGTGTACCAGTAGAAGCAGAGCCACTGAACGTGTGTGTATGAGAATGATTGACAGTCTCGGCTCCACCTGTATTACCTACAGCATTCCCTAATGTTCCGGTTCCACTGCCCCCTTTTCCTACTAGGGTTCTCCGCTGGAAGTTCGGGACACCGAAAGTTGTGGATCCGTCTCCTGATCCCCAAGTCGTGGATACTGCTGTAAACAAATCTGCATAAGTGGTACGTGATACATTCTGGCCATTACACTCTAGATAACCTGTTGGAGTTCCTGTTCCTCCATACGCGATGATTGTCCCAGGCAAAACTTGACTGATGTCAGCGACAATACCAGTCTCATCGAAACTAACCATCTCGGTTAGAGTTCCATTTACCATGATAGAGAGGACCAATTCTCCATCTTCTGTTGTATTCGATACATCTGTAGCTTTCGCGTGAATTCGCGCGTAAATAGTGTCATTGCCGGCATCATCTTTTCCGATGAAATCGATATGACCCAACAAATCGTCGTCTGCCGGAGACTCAGATCGCCGAATGAGATTCAACGTCGGACCAAGAGCAGAACCACTGTCGTTGTTGAACAGACGCATAGAGGGGATATATCCATCTGCGGGAAATACGCAAGCAATGTCTTTTGTGGCTCCTCCAGCCCAGTTCACCAGATTGTTACTGTTACTTGAATAAAGGACTGTTGTTCTCGTTATGGTATCCGGTGTTCCATCTGTGATAGTACCAATACCGATTTCCCAATCCGTGTTATCGGTTATGAGGTAGAGAGTTGTGTTCCCGGTTCCTATCGCCCCAACAAAAGACTGGAATCCAGTAGAAGCGCCATCTAAATCTAGGTTTCCAGTTCCATTAGTGGTCGATGTTTCTTTGACCCGATCTGCTACTACGAACATTAGAGGCGCTCCTCGATACGGTACCGTTGTCTATATATCTGGTATGTCTGATGATTCAAAGGAAGAGATCCGATAACCAACCCGTAGATAGACATTTCTGGATTGAAAGAACCGTTCTCGTCCGGTATAATCAGAACATCTTCGGTTAATCCATTGGCTCTGTCTATCTCGAAAGAGTTGTTGAACATCTCTGCTTGATCCATAAAGGCCAGAGTGAAATCAAGAGAGCGGAATCGAAACGATTGATCTGCGTAAACCTGTCCGCCTTTCGATCTGGTAGTACGTGAGGCATCGTGATAAGTAACACCCCATCCAAACAACATCGCTTTCGATGGTGTCCAAGCTGGACCAAGAAACACGCGCCCCGCACTGATTTTGTCTAACGTTGCATCTGTTAGATCGATGCGCCAGTAGCGTGCTGTGTATTCTGCCGCCAACACACGATAGATATGACGATATCCCGTCTTTAGAATGCTTGACAGAGTTCCAGTATCAACAATCTCTCCGGTAACAGCAGTGTTATCTGAGTTACTTCCTCTTATTCTGATTGTTCCCGCAGGGGTGAGATTCGTACCAAGAACAGCTACACACTCGATTGGATAAGCAGATCCGAGGTCAGCTAGTATGTATGTCGTTGTTATTCCGCCGGCTGATTGCCATTTCACAGCCAATTGAGGGTTTTTCAGATTCGATACAGGAAGTGTAGATACTGCCGATCCGGCTTCGATTATTGCATCGTCGAATCGATTGATCCACGCTAATTTCATATGAATATCACCAATCTGTTTTCATTGAGGTCGTTATCAACATCAATTCCAACTACGCGACCTAGCTTACCATTTTTCAATTCCCATCGCGGATATGTAAGAGACACTACGCTGTTCAATTTGATATCTTGCACAGATTCTTTGGTGATGATTTCATATATGTAGTGCATATCTCCTGTAATCTCTTGAATACGCACAGCTTCGGCGAGCGCATCCACTTGATTATCAAAATAAGATGCTATAGGTTCTGGCTCGTTTGTTATGGCGAATCTGTTCAATACAGCAGAGTCAGAAGCGGTAGCTAATCTGTAGGGTTGCGTAGCGAATTCTCGACGAGCAGAATCGACAGAACCCGCCAAATCAGTTTGAACTGTATAGTTTCTTTGATATCCAACTCTGGTACGCCATACAGGAGGATTACCAACTGTAGAAATATTGCTCCGCACAATTGATATTATCTTGTCTTGATCGAGTGATAATATTGCTGGGTTGATTGGTAGATCGAATCTACCAACCGAGAACACAGCTAGATTACTGAAATATCCAAAAGCTCCGATTCCTTTCAGCAATTCATCCACTACTTCTCGAACTGAGGTGATATTGGTTCCAACCCAGATTCCGACAGCAGCCGTACTCAGCGTGTTCAGTTTATCGAAGGATGTAGATTCCAGCTCTGTAGCCGAATAAGAGCCTTTTGTGAGCATCACTCTTTTCACTATATCGGCCGTCTTCGTGACGTAACCACTCGAGTTGTCGCCTTCTACGTCTGCTGTAACCTCGCCTGATGGAGATCCACCTAACTTGAACATTCCGACAGAGCTATTGTTCTGGTACTCACCGAGACCAGGGGCTACAGAACTCGCTACAGCCGTTAAAAGAACACCTCTGTCATACACGGCTGGAATATCGTTAACGGACCCATCGTGAACTTGATAGATCAAGTTTGCGGCATCTACGAGTATCGCGGGGACATTACGAACAACTCCATAAGCGAGAGGTTTTGGTTTGTCCTCGAGGTTTGTACTTCCCTCGTTTCCTCCTGTTCCATCATAGAGATTCGTCTGGACAGGGGCATCGAGGTTGAATGTTTTGCATCTAACAGTGATGCGGATAACATCTTCTGTGTTATCCACAACATCCATCAACCCGTTGAAAATAGTACCGAATTCAGATGTAGCAAAATCAGTAGCTCCGAGCTTTACAGTAACGCTTCGTCCAATAAAAGAGTTACCAATGAGCATACTATCGAGACCGCCATCTGTGTTATCGAGAAGTATTTCTCCATCAACATCAGTGATGCCGGACATGTATCCTCCGTTCAGAATCGTTCTCACGAATCTCAGAGGCTGGATCACTCGTGGATCATAAAGTGTGTGTTCTGGCGCAATACCGCTACTGCTGATGAAACCGAATTTGCTGAAGTAGAAATTCCCGACCGCCTCTACACCCGAGTCAGATGATCTGAGGGTCGCAAATGGTAACTCGGCGTAGGGAGTATATCCGCGCATTATGAGTCGAGTTTAAACGGACGTAGATGAATCAAAAACTCTCTCTTGGATGTGGGTTGTGTGAGTAGTTGTTGGAATCTTGTTAACCCAGAATCCTCTGCGAAGCCAATCACTGGCTCGAGTGATTGAGATATTGTCATGTCTGATGGCGACAGAACATACACACTCGCCATAGTTGGACTATCTAATGACAGCGACTGGAGCAAATAATCGATATCAATAACTTCATCAATAGTTATCGATAATGCCAAATCAGCGGGAGACAGAATATGATCGTAAACGATCGTAACTGCATCTAGATTAAGTTCTATCTCTAAATCTTTGGCTGTGTTGCTATCTACAATTACTGATTCTAGCGATTGATCTAGAGATAAACTCTGAACAGAAGTGAATTCATGTGCGACAAATATCACAGTTTCAAGAGATTGATTTATCATCAAGTCTTGAACAGACGTGAAAACGTGAACGGCTTTTTCAAATGCTCCGATTGTTGGAGTAGTTGAGCTTCTAGAGGCCCCGATTATGTCTGTAGTTGGAACATTTGCATCTGTTCCACTTCCAATACCAGCAGCAACTAAGACGCTCGCGCCTTTTGGACGAAGATCTCCATTTAGATAATCGACAAAACAATCGTCCCAATCATCAGCTTCTGTAGCTCCTGGAGATATATCTACAGCATTTGTTCCATCCAGATCATCGGATGCGTTGTAATCGATTGTAGGAGATCCAATACCAGGGAATATATCATCGATGTTATCGAACAACACATTGTTTTTGATATCATCTGATTGAGAGCTAGAATTAGTTATACCTCTATTCCAACCATAAATGGTGTTGTTATATATTCTTCCACTCGTTATGTCGTTGTTTACAGAAAGACCATGATAAACGCCAGGAGAGCCTGTACAATATATAATGTTGTTTTCTACAATGGATCCATCTGCGTTAATCTGCACAGCCGCATTAGAAGAAATTAATCCAGTAGTAGCACTAAGAAGTATATTATTTCTCAGAGCAAAAGTAGTGTTCGATGAACTTACACTTACTATGCCTGTATCGCTCGATCCTCTTATGGCTATTTGAACCCCATCCAGTGTCACATAATTATCTAAACATTGGAAAGGCAGAGTTGTACTAGATCCCTCAATAGCATAGAACGAATTACTATAAACTCCAGATGTGTTAAATCCAGTTGGATCTGATCGATTCCCTCGAATTGTGATATTTCTTGTTGCATCTGTTGTAAACCCATTTATAAGCACCGTAGTATCTGGGGTGGAACCACAACACTCAATAATTAACGCCTCGTCGGCTGATACTAAATCTTTTTGTTCTGCTGTTTCTGCTTCCGACAAAGAAGCATAAGCCCGATTCGCTCCCGCTGTTGCGTTTGTAGTTCCGTCTCCACCAGCCGTAGAGGCAGTGTTAACGTATCGAGTGACTGTAGTAGGCATTATCGAGCTCTGTTTCGATCTATAGCTCTACGGACATCCTGGAGGTCCTTACTGAGCTGCGTTTGAAGTTCTTTCAGGGCCGCAAGCTGAAGTTGGGTGGTTTCTCTGATTGTGAAATCTAAATCAACGCCAGATTCATCCGCCAGATTCTGTTGGTTAGATAACACCTGATCAAATGTAGATGTAACGGTACGGAAGAACTCTGCAAACGCAGGGCCGCTTGCGAACACGTCTCGGCCTTGAGCAAGCGCCTCGCTAGCTATGCCCGGTAGTTTAGCGATAGCCGACTGATCGCCACTGAGGGCAGCCTGAGCTATTTGATCAAAGCTAGCTCTTACCGCCGCGAACTTATCCACTGGCGATCCGGGTGACAAAGAACCAAAGTTCGTTGAATCTCTGAATGCTTGTAAAGCATCTATGCTCAATAACGATCGGGCTTGATCTGGAATTGAGTTAATAGCACCTATAATATCGAGTTGCAGACTATTCAGATGGAACAACTCTGCTTTGTTGATATCAGCCAGAGTCAATCCGAGTAAACTTGCATTTGTTCTGAGCGATTGGAAATTAGTGGTCAGCTCTTTGATCTGTTGTCCGAACGGAGTAATGTTCAGAAGCGTATCTGCTAATCCATTAAGGGCCTCTGTCACTGATTTGATTTCTTGAGCCATTTTCAAGAACTGATCAAGAGTAGTTGCTTGGCTGAGCGCTTGTCGAAATTCTTTCGGTACGTTCTGAACGAATTTTGGATCACGCAAGAGCGCCAAAACGCCCTTCTGGAGTAAATCTTGCTCTGACGAGAAGTTGCCGATTACTCTATTGTTGAAACCCTCTCCGAAAAGAGTGAATGGAGATTGCCCATTGAATCTGTCTGAGTTAGCGAATGTTCTGACAGCGAGCAAATTCTGCGCCAAATCGGCTCCAATTAAATCAGCGGCACTAGATAAAGCGTCTTGAAGACCAGATGCTAATTGTCTGGCAAAATCACCACTATCGCCTTTACCGCCTTGGCTCGTCACAGCTCCCGTGCGCGAGTTGACTGTAGCGCCGCCAGTTTGACGAGAGATGCCTCCGCCAAAGAGGCCACCAATTGCAGATCCTAAGAATCCACCGATCGCAGAGCCAACAGGACCACCGAATGCACTGCCGATTAGCGTTCCGGCCGTGCCTCCGATACCACCACCTAATCCACCACCTAGACCAAACAGACTGGCTCCTAATGAGCCAATCGCCCCAAAACCAAGATGACTGAAAGCGTTCCCAATGATCATCTGTCCTGTGTTCCCGAATCCGAGACTGGATGCGATATTGGTGGCGAACAGACCTGCACCTCCAGTATTCAGTCCGTTCAAAAGTCCAGATAAGGAAAAGAGGCTTCCCATACTACCGGACCCTCCTGGGCTGCCCGCTCCTCCTATTCCTCCTACACCAGAACCTGCCGCTCCGCCTCCAGCGGCACTTAAAGCCATGTTCAGTGAGCCCAATGTGGCGGATTGTGTTCCACCGAATCCACCAGTAAAGGCGTTCTTGATTGGGTTAACAATCGCTAATTGAATGAAGAATTGAAGGATTTCACTACCAATAGCTTTCATCACGTTTTTGAAGCTAATGGCCTCATCTTTCCCTCTCAAGAACATCTCGGTGATTGCGCTACCTATTCTATCGAACGAGCGCTCCATCAAGCTACTGAGTTCTTGCATCGCCGATTTCATTTGTTTGATGCGTTCTTTCTGATCAAACGAGCCCTCGGCAGCAACACGAACTCTCTCAAGTTCTGCCGCGAGAGCCGCGCCTTTGATGCCCATTTCCTCTAACCCAGCTACATCAACTTTCAAGAGCTCGTTTATGACGAATAGCTCTTTCTCACTTTTCTCGAGTGCTTTTGCCTGAGCATTTAGGGTTTTAACTTGATCATCTAGGGCTGTTTGAGGTTTACGGATCAAAGCCTCAGCCTTCTTACCATTATTCGCAATCGCTTCGAGTCCTTGAGCAAGCTTCTCATCGCCGATGCCGATTTGAGCTGCTAATTCTATCCACGAAGTAGTTAATTCTCTCGTGGATTTGCTTGCTTCTTCTAGCGCACTTGCTTTTGGCAAGTCCTTTTCAATCATTTTACTGACTTCGGCGAAGACCGCTTTTCCTTTAACACGCTCGTTGTACACAGCCAGATGATTGTTGACGATCTCAATACCATCCGCTGTGATATTGAATGCCTTTGAGATGCCCTGCACGGAAGCTGCTAATTTGATCGTAGAGTCATCTACTCCTTTCGTGGCAAGGTCCATCGATTGGAGTTCTAGTGCCGCTTTCTGAATAGCATCTGTGTATTGAATAAAATCAAACGTTACCGGATCCCTTTCTAGTTGACCGCTAACAGAGGTTCCACCAATAGCATCATCTGTGATTTTTTTCGCATCAACAGCAGCTTTCTGAGCAGCAACGGCGGATGCTACAGATTTAGAAATGTTATCAGTGATTAGATTCATCCCACTTATTGTATCTTGAATCCACTTATTGTCTCCGAACGCCTCCTTTACATTTTTACCGAAGGCTACTCCCGCTTCTCCAACAACTCCGGTAAGATTAGATAAGCCTTCTGCCATCCTCTTCAACATGCCGTCGAATGGAGTGTTTTCCAATTGCCTAGCCCAATAGTTGAAAGTATTCGTAAGAAGTTCTCTCACGCCGGCAATAATCTTCTCTCCGGACATTGTTTTCCAAAGCTCTTCGATACTAATCTTGATTGACTCGATTGTGCCTTTTATGGCATTCCACAAATCATCAACTAAGCCGAGTTTTACCAACAATCCTACTATTAATCCGATAACCGCAGCTAAAGCTACTGGCCAACTCAAAAGCGCTCGTAAGCCGCCGGCCTTTGCTACAGCAGCATCTGCGGCAATGGTAGCCGTTGTGAGCTTTTTAATGCCTGATACTATTGAGGTAATTGCACTCACACCTAAAGCACTGGCCAAGGAAACACCAATAACATCGATGTGTTCTACAAAAGATGCGAATATTTCGATTGTATTTCCAAGGACAGATGAAACGAGCGATCCAAATTTCCTGATAATATCACTGTTCTCAGATAAATGTATAATTGCATCTGTGATTCGATTAACGGCGGCAGCTAAGCGATCAAGAACTCCACCGCTTTTCGCAGCGTTTTCTGCCATCTCATTGAAACGTTCTCTCAGAGTATCGATGGCTCCAGCATATCCTTTCGCAGCAGCAACTGCGTTGCCACCTACTCGTTTATTAAGTTCCCCGAGTATGATGGCTTGTGCTTCTGCGCTTCGTCCTGTGGCGTCGAGTGTTTGGATAACAGCTTTCTGTTCTTGTGTGAATATGATTCCGATATCACGGAGACGCTCCATTCCTTCCGCCGGTTCACCAAGAATCTGCGCCAATCTACGAGATTGTGAAATCAAATCTCCGAATCCAGTAGCTGATAGATCTTGAGCTGTTACCAGAGCAGCTTTGAAATTTGCACCAGAAAGACTTGTAGCAGTCGTCAAATTAACAATCGCCATTCTAGCTTCGTTAGCGTTGGTAAGAGTATCCCTACCGAGCTTCTTGGCCATTTGATCTAATTGATCTGACGTAAACCCAATCGAGCCCCCGAGTGATTTAACTCGGTTCTCGATGATTTTCATCTCTGATTCATACATCTGTCCTTTCTGTATAGTCGATGTAGCAGCGTGACCAAACGCGATAAGAGCAGCAACAGTTCCAGCAATCGCGGCAGTATTCCTGTTGGCCAACGAGGCGATAGCGGTGATACGAGAGGCAACACCAGAAAGAGGTCCCAACGCAATCTGGACCGACTTCGCTAAATCGGTCATGCGTTGATTCATCGCTTTTAGATCTGTATCTGTTCCTTTCGTAGACTTAGAAAGTGTGTCTAATCCGCGTCCAACAGCAGCCGTCTGCCGCTTGAACAGATCCATTTCTGTGTTGAGTTTAGTTTGCGTGATAATCCCGCGCTCGAGTTGCGAGCGCAGGCGCCCATACGCGCGATCCATCTGCGCTGTAATAACAGTTGTATCAGCTCCGGCTTTATTGAGCTCTTCTATCTTCTGGCGAAGCTTGATGATAGTATCGCGCGCGCCCTGGAACGCTTTGACCTGCCGAAGTGTGGCAGATTCAACTTGTTTCCCTACATTCGAGAAATCGGAGTTAGCTCCAGCCGCCCTCTTCAGCGATTCCTTAAGCTGATCGACATCAGCCTGGGCACGCTTCAGAGAGGCGGTTTGAGCACTGATGATGAATTGCAGATCACCAATTGTTGTTGCCATTAACCGCGCCTCCGACTCCGGCCAATGGGTCTCGCAGAACTCTTATTCCGCTGTTCCTGTCTGGCTTTGTCGAGTTCTCGTTTCTGAGTCTCCTGCTTGAGTTTAAACCATGCAATCCAGCTATCAAACTCCTCTAAGGGCATTTGGTCTTCTATTTCCCAGACCATACACCCTATCGCTTCTGCTATGGCGTGGAGGGCTTGTCTGGTTGGGTCTCTTTCAAGTTCTTTGACTTTTTTTCCGGTGAACCGAGGGTAAGCAACTCGATTGCTTCACCACCGAACTGATCAACGAAGTCTCCCGCAGGCTGACTAATCAACGTAGCGTAGTCCTTCTCATCATAGATTTGCTCACCGGATTCTGGGTCGTAAACAAAACGGATGGCACACTGCAAGATGAATTCCATCTCATCGAGTGTTCCATCGTTACGTCTGCATTTTGTTAGAAGATCGTTACGCTGCTTGATGGTAGGTTGACGTACCTCTACATCAATTCCTTGTTCCTCGAAGCCGATGTGCTCTAGACCAATCACTTGTCCGTCCTGATTGACCACATTTTGATACTTCGGTGGGAAGTATGTGATCATCTTTCTACGGAATTGAGGAGAGCGGCCGAGTGTAGCTGCACGGATTTGATCGCGACGTGATGACATTTTAGGTTGTTCCTTTGTCAGTTTGATTAAATAGAATCGAAGCCGAAGTTACCCTCGCTGGTAGAATCGATTTGTAACACGACATCACCTGTTTCCAGGCCGCCAACATCGCCGGCCCGTGATTCAGATTCGACGATGAAGAAGCCACGAGCAACCAAGCTAGTGCTTCCTCCTGGTCTTACTTCTGCGACTAAGCTCTGACCACTCACAAGTCTATTATGAAGAGATAAATCAACATTATCAAATCGACCGATAGTGAGAGATACATCGGTGAAAGTCTGTTGACGTGTTCTCCACCCACTTGTGCTGTAATCAGTATCATCTAACATCTCTCGCGAGATGCTAAGCTGATAGCTGTTGCCACCGGCAACAGCAGTTAGAGGCAGGTATTGTCCAGATACGCTAACAGGTTCGATCTGCGTGGCGTTAAACGTCACTTTCCCAAAGAGATAATTGATTGACGCTATTTGAGAAGCAGGAATAGCTGCTACCGCAGACGATCCACTGTTTTCATAGAACGTTAGATTAGCATCTCTGTTCCACACTCTACGTGCAGTTGAATTGATGCGATAGGTATTAGCGACAGTGCTGTGGGTAGACATCGCTTGAGATGTCATAGCCGTAGCAGTGCCGGTAATGTTTACCTTCGTTAGAAAGCCTGGAGTGCCTGACATGGCTCGCTCCTATTAAACGGTCGAGAGGCCGGTGCCAGTAGGCTGGAGCGCCACATCAACTGTTTCTAGACCACCAACATCACCCGACATATTGAACGATTCGACTTTCACTTTTCCGCCAAAGCCGTTAGTTCCGTCAGGCAGATACTTGAATTGAAGATCAACACCACTAAAGAGCGCGGCACGAATGATCGCAAGTCCGGCATGAGTACTCGAGTAAACACAGGTGACGGATAGATTATAGTCTCGCAATCCACGGACTCTGCTACGCCAACCACTTGTTTCATACGTGGTGTCATCGAGCATTTCGCCCTGGAAAGTCAGAGACGCATTACTTCCCGGCAGTTCCGTGTAGACCGAGGCTCCTGTAGTCTTCACTGAGACTACTTTGTTAAATGCGGCTAAACCTGGCATAGCATCAACCTCTTACGTTTGTAGAAGGAGAGTATTTCTGACTCTCCGAACCAGAAGGAGGCTTGAGAGTCTCCTCCTTTCTCAGAAGGACAATACTTCCTTCTTTAATCTCGATGATAATCTTGCCATAGAAACGAGCGCGTCGCAAGCTATCGAGGTACTCTATGAGCCAATCTTTTTCCTGCGAACTCATAATGCTGTCCTGTTATCGCTCTCAGATGGCTCACATTCTGATCGGAAACTCATCACAAATATTGGCCTGCGACTATCATCATATCGCAAGAACAAGATATTTGTCGTCATCCATATTCCGATATAGTTAGTTAAATTGAGTGTTATTGGTCCTAGACCAAGAAGTTGATTCTTGATGGCTTCTGCTTTCGAGTATGCGGCCGTATAGCCATTCTCGGCGCCTCGAACGCGTATCTGAAAGCTTCTTGACTCCAACCTCCATTTTGGATTGGGTTCATCAACTCCACCCGTATTATAGATAGTGATCACGGTATCTGGGCTAATGGGTTCAGATGATATGTAGATACCCCAACCAGATGTTGCAGCGAACGTACCAATCGATTGTGTTACCAATCGATCTGCTATGTCTTTTGCTACATCACTCACGAGCTAAATCTCTCAATTCTGCAACCATTTCTGCGACAATTCTCGGCTTCGCTTTTTCAGCGCCCTTCTCGAGGAATTTGGCCTCTCCACCGTTAGGATGAAACATCTCTAGATCTTCGTGGACTCTGACGGCATAGTGAACTATTCCACCGCGAGCGTTTCTTGTCTCTCCTATTCTGGATATGCCTCCGTAAGCTACGATAGCTTTGTACCCACCTCGCTGAGTTTCTTCTACTTCAACTTGCCAACTTTCGGCTAATGCTTGAGTATCACGAGGAACTAATGGATCAGTTTCACTAACTATCATCATTCCAGCACGTTGAACTACATCCTTCGTTAGCTCTTCTACGTCGTCAAAGAAGGAGGTTAGACCTTCCATCGTTGCATTAATAGTCTCGACGCCGCCGTAGCCCTCTCCGATAGACATTTTCTTTCTAAGGCGTGGATTCTTACGCTTTGCTTTAGCCATTATAAGAATGCCTTTCTTTCATTGTACTGTGCGTTGAGTGTTGGTGTTTTATCTACCCGAATGATCTTTTTCGCTCCATCAACAGATAACGGACTAGATGCTGTTGAGCTACCTTCGTATAGATATCCTCTAACGACGACATCCTGAGTCAAATAAGCAACAGCCTGACTTACTGTTTCCTCGCCAAAACTATCACGGATCAATTCCACTCTATCTTCCCATCGGCCCTTCATTGTGACAGGAGCAGAGAATGAAAGACCACCATAGCCATCTGGAGCTCCAGGAGCCCAATAGGTTACAGTTTGACGTAGATTACGATGTAGCCAGACCACGTTGATCTATTTCCAGAATGATTGACTCTCTTGTTTCGCCAACATCATACAACCAAGAGTTAATAATGTTCAAATGTTTCCAGTTTTCTGGATTATATCTCCAAAGAATAGGTTTACTTATGTCCTTCCTCTTCTGTCCTATGAAATCGACAATCGCTCTGCCTTTAAGTAATTTCTTTGCATCTATTTCTTCTACATATGGAAGAGATCCTTCGGCGATGATTAGATCCGCTCCTAGATCATGAACTTTCTCTACTTTTGATATATCGAGAGCTACCATATGGTAACGAGGAAGTGGAGGAGCATACGCTTTTAGGAATTTGCATTTCAAATCGAGTACTGGTTGAAAATCAACATCGACCCACGTAATCTGTGTGGTAGATGCTAATCTGAAATAACGGGTACAGAAGCCACATCCGAGATTTACGATTGTTGCAGTTGGATTATCCAATATAAAACTGGAAACTGCTTCATCATATATTTTCGTCCTAGCTATAACAGGAGAATGTACATATTCTATGGGGAATCCACTAAGAGATCTTTGTTCTTTCAAAAAAGATGACACAGCAAAAGCCATGATATCATTTCTGTTCGACCGAGTAAGAAGCGGTCCTATGCTTGTTTTCTGTACATCCTCTAGGTCGGGCATTTAGATCTGCTCCATCACGTTAGTAAGTACGGCTAGAGTATGTTGTTTCCGCTCTTCTACGATTCTATATTGATGTTCCTTCTTTTGGTATGTTCTGTTCTCTAGTACGTTTATCATCGAGTTAGCTAAACCAGCATCGAACAGACTTGCTTGTATCGTTCCGGGGAATTCGATGGACGCGGCTTTGTTTTTGAACGTCGCTCCGTAGCTAACACACGGAACGCCTTGTCCGTACGGGATAACACACGAGTGCCAGCGGGTACCAAGCACTATGCTCATCTTAGAGTAACATTTGGTCAGATACGGAACTCCCCACAGTCGCTCAGGGAAAAGACCGGGGAGTGTGTCTGCGATGTTTATGAATCTAGAACTCCCGATGAGTTGGGAGAACAGACTCGCGTCTTCTAAATCGTATTCGCTGATGTGAGGGAAATAGAAGAGCCATCCATTTGTTTGCTCTAATACATCGATTAACTGGTCGCACAAGTAATCGATGATTGATCGAACTGGTGCTCCTCCGTATCGACTGTGGATCCGATCTCCGGCCCAGTTCAATCCGATGTTCGTTGTAGTGAGCTCTAGTCCGTCAATGACGCTCGATGCGTCAAGGAATAAGGCCGGGTCGCTAACTCGATGATGATTTTTGATGCCCCAAGATACTAAACAACGAGAACTGAGTTCGTCTCTAACAGACACAGATATAGATTTCTTGCAAAGATATGTGAAATGCTCTATCGCTTCTTTCGTCAAGACATGTTCGTTCTTTGGGAATGTGTTCACTCCAACGCCGAACACACAAATAGGTATCTTGATTCTGTCGATATCCAATCTGCTGATGTTTACTTGATAACCAGAAACACTTTCATCTGGTGTTCTGGGCATTAATTGGCCTCCCGCCCCAATCATCAATAGATGACCGTTCTTGTTCATCTCCTCTATGAGCTCTGCGCCAATTCGTGGCGCCGAGAGTCCATCTGGTGAGAGATCTGAGTTGATCATTACCAGATTCAAGGGCTCTTTTGAGGCCTCGATCATCATTTTTGTTTGGGCTTCCCATATCGCAAGATCTCCAAAATTCCGTGACCAGCCGCCCCAGATGTAGATTGTTTTCAAGGCATCATGTCCCGATGTGGATACAGTATTCTAGCCAAATCTAAGTCTTCGTAGCAATCGATATCGATAGCACGTCCATAATGAATGAATTGATGAACTACAAAGCTGTGAAATGTTTTGTGCTTTCGAAGAGAAGCAGCACGTCTGCAAAATATCATCCCGTTCACTTTGAACACTGGATCTGCTTCTTGACGAGATGCATGTTTCTGTGAGTCTGGATCTAACGGAGTTAAGCTCAGTCCGTACACTTTCCGTAATGAATTGATACGCGAGACCTGAGAAACACCAACAACAGATGCTTCTGGATCATTAGCAGTCTTTAGAAGTCTCTCTGCTTCTATGATATCATCCACTCGTCTCAGTGGGCAGGTTGGCAACAACATGAATACTATTTCATCGCCAGGAAGCTCCAGATGATCGATCGCGTGCAATGTTGGATGTACGGAATGTATGTGGCCCAGAGCAAGCTCTTTTGGTCGTTTGATGACAAAAGCTCCGGCATCTGCTGCTACATCTGCGAACTCTTTCGAGTCTGTAGTAACAAACGTGTCGAGGCCCGCATCGATTGCGACTCCTATTGTCACTTCTAACAAGCTAAGGTCACCATAGACTTTAGCGATGGCCTTACGAGGCAAGCCCACGGACCCGGCTCGTGCGGGGATAATTGCGGTAGCCATTACAGTGTCATCTTGCGACGCAGTTTCTGCATAACTGCGGCTTGTTTCGAGTTAACTTCGATCGTTCCATCCCCGCGAGCGAGCTCCCACGCTCGTATACCCTGTATCAATCTTCGCATACCTACAGGTTCTAGAGACGCAGCTTGATCAGAGCCAAACATAGCTCTGTTGAGCGTAATGTGCCGCTCTATTGCGTAAGTACCAAGAACTGCTGCCATGATGGTTGTTTCTACTCCTGCCTCGTGCCCACTATAGCCGATTCGATATTCTGGGAACACTCGATTCAATGTTTGTATTCCTAGCAAGTTTAGTTCTTCTGTTGGACAAGGATATGTGCTATTGCAATAGAACAAGATATCAACTATCCCATCTTTGGACTCTATAACATCGATGGCTCGTTGAATAGTCAGAATATCACATCCACCAGTGGATACCCAGAGCGGTATCTTTGTCCTAGCCATGTGAACCAGAAGATCTTTATCTGTGATTGATGCGCTGGCTATCTTGAGGACAGGCAAATCGAACTGCATCAAGAAATCAACAGATCCCTCATCCCACGGAGAGGCGGTCCATTTGATGCCGACTTTAGAGCAGTAATGATCGAGCTCTTTGTACTCGCCGTAAGAGAATTCCAGATGGCGCTTGAGGTCTCCATTTGTTGTTCCAAACGGATGCTCTCTTGGCTTGTCTAATTCCTCTTTCGTATAAACAACGTCAATCGTTCGTTTCTGGAACTTGACGAAATCAAATCCAGCATCTTTAGCAGTACGAATGAGTTGTTTTGCTGTATCGATATCACCGTTATGATTGATACCGATCTCGGCGATGGTTAGACACCTTCCGTAATCTTGCAGCATTAGGTTCTTCCTCTAGCTGTGGGTTAGATGGCTATATCAACATCTCGCCATCGCGATAGAACGGTTTGGGCTACCGGAGGCATTCCAAACATTCCTGTTTCTGTAAACTTTGTTTCTGAAGAATCGCCAACCCGCTGACTCTTGATGTTGGGGTTGTCAGTCCTGGCCAGATACCAAGCCTTGACGATCTCTGCTGTCGCGAACTCAATGTCGGCAGGAAGATTCGACTCTCCCTCCGTAGAGCCGGGGGTGATGTATCCGGCAACATATTTAATCTCCCAATCTCTTTGGTTGTAGCCTGATGGCCGAGTCGTGATAAAACTTGATGTGATGTGAGATGGTGACCAGCCTTCGTTCTTCCACAATATACCGCCATCAGCATCATCGATGGCGTAGGAAGTAGACGATTGTGTGCTTCCGTCGAGTTTGACGTACGTGACCGATACTATAGGACGACGAGACAGAAGAAGTCTGGGTGTTCCACTGCCTGCCAACGTCTCTGTAACAGTCTCGCGTGCGAAGCGTCTACCAGTGTAGGATTCTACCATCGCAGATGCGCGCTTGATGTAGTTGGCAATTAATCCGTCTTGCTCTGAACCAGTAATGCCCAACTCGTCTTTGATGGTATTCAGCAATACTAGCTCTTTCCTAGAGGCGGCTGTATTGACAGTGATGCTCATCGTGTTCCCCAGATTAAGACGTAGACAAATCTATGATCTGTGCGGCTTTCAGAGGTGGTTATGGTGTTCTTCAGCAGATACTCGATGCTATGGCGACCACCAGAAATAGTAGCAGTTGCGGTAGTTGTAGAGTTTGTATCGCTGTCAATCTCAACCCCTCCGGTCACATCCGGAATAACAGCCCATACGCTCGTAGAGATTGTCTCTCCTGATTCTAGATACCCATCATTCCAGTCGATTGTGTAGTCTAGAATCGCTCCTGGTGTCTTGACGAACATTAGTGTTTCGTAACCAGTTGAACGACATTATCTGGTTTTAAGATGGTGTTTTCTACAAAGCCGATCGCTTTCGCTTCGATTTTGTGACCATATACTCGCTTTCCCTGTAGAGTTGGCATAGCAGCACGAGTAATCTTCTCGGCTTCTTCCGCAGACTCAGCTTCTACTTGGATCACTCCATATACAGTGACCTCTACTCTGTACAGCATATGAGTTCCTCTTAGGTTGTTCCTTTAGAATCACTATTACGACGGATCAGACACTTCGAGATCGAAGGCGTTGATTGTCGCTGTATTACCAGAAGTCACGTCCTGCGGAGCACTGATTGTAGTGACCAGCAGAAGTTCATTTCCGATAACAGACGAATGAGTAGTTGTACAGACAAGAGCAACGTGGTTAGCTCCTGTACTGGTGACAGAGATCGATAGACCAGTAACCTGATTCTTGGTTACTTTCCGTCCATTGGTATCGCCGTTCGCTGGACCTGTGAACAAAGATGATCCGAGTCCTTCGACTTCGCCTAATCTTCGAGCTGTTCCACCGCCAGCAACAGTAGTTCCTTTGTTGGTCTGAGCCTCGTTGAAGTTGGCCGGCTGACCATTACAAAGGACGATCTTTGCACTGTTGTTCTTGATGCGATTTAACAACTCATCCATGTTGTTATCGTTAACGTATTTCGCCATTGTATGTTCCTCTGAGAAACCGAGAGCTCTAGTTCTCGATATTGTAAATGGATTAATCTATTCTACAAACTCTTGATGTATTATAAATCTCTAGCAGATACACCATCATGCCCGATGGACAAGGTATTCAGAAGAAGAGCTCCTAGCTTTCTGGCATATCCGGATTTTCCTGGTCTAACTTCATATCCGCCCATACTTGGTTTATCGAAGAATCTGAGTTGATCTTTCCCTGTTGGAGGTGTTCCAGACCACCATTTCGTTCCAACGGCGATGCAAGGAGAGTCTCCTTCTAATCTATAATCTGTATCACTAATAAACTTAGGATCTGTGTTTATTCCATTGGTATCGTGACCATTCGCTTGCCAAGCAGCGAAAGAAGCTTTTGTAGCTCCGTCGAACCAGTCTCCATTGGCATAGCAATTATAATCAATGTCATCTACTACAGCAGTTCCAGCTATGTGGATGTTCCTTGTACAATCTTTAAAGATGCTGTTAATGCATCTTAATGTCATCGCACTCGTACTCGCGGCGTCATAGATACCTCGAGTTCCTACGCCTTCAAACACGGTTTGATATACATTGGTGATGTTGTTCGTATTACAGATTACTGCATATCGCCCACCAGTCAGAATAGAGCTAACTATTTCAAACGTAGATGGATTCCCGACTGTACCTAAATCTTGTTGTATTAAATCGCCGCTAGTAGCTCCGAAATTACTGAAATAATTTCTATGTATCTTGACAGTACCTATGAAACTAGCAGTCTCTGCTCGTATCCCGTAACCATTAGAGTTTCCACGGTCGATGATATTATCTTCGATCAATATGGTTCCGCTGCCCGCTTTCATCGTGATCGCAGATTTATCTCCTGTTCCTTTTCTGATTCTGTTACCGAGGATATGCAAAAGCACTAAATCAGTTCCGCTGATATCGATCACATCAGCATTGTTAGCATCGATCGACCATAGATCGCTATTTCTTATAACTCCGGATATCCCATCCGCAGCCACATTGATAACATCTAAAAGGATTGTATTATCTGTTACGATCAGTTCATCGATTAAGAAATCTGTACCAGTAATTCCAACCCCGAGACGGCCACCACTGGTTTTGCATCTGATCAATCTGTGTGCACTGCCGCTAATATTGAAGTTTCCTCCAGTGCTAAGAGGATCGCTATTGACCGCCTCAACACCAAGAAAAGTGATATTGTCTCGACCGCTTACTGCTCGGATTGCATTCCCTCGTGTATCTTCTCCGTCGATGATGCCGCCTTGAATAAGGATTGGTGCATCAGCAGTACCAGATGCACCGATCGTGAGTTGTTCTAAGAATGTACCTGTGAGATCAATTATATCTCCGGCTGCGACTCCGGCCCAATTGATATCTGCAAAACCATCGAACGCGGCCTCATAACTGGTGCCATCCTCGGCACCGTACTCACCAGATACAGGTCGGCAATACCAAGTCGTCATTAAGTGGCTACTCTGACCTGAGCTGTTCCGCTGCCAGAAGTCGGATTCGCTCTGATGTACGGAATCGGCTCTGCCGTAGAGAATGCCGCACTGGCCGTTATCGCAGATTTAATCTTAGTCGGAAGTGCAGTAACTCCATCGAGACTCCCCTCGATATCCACACTCTTCGTTCCAGTAATCACCACCTCGTACACGCGATCTTTTGGAACTACTTTGTACCAATCGCCGGCAGAATTAGTAGCAGTGGTCTCTAAGATCGTGGTTACAGTTTCTGATTTGATTTGTCCTTCAGCAATCGCCATGTGATCTTCCTTTTAACTTTCCGAGCCTACGTTGATTGTACGACCATCGCTATCGATTGCAACTTGAGCTCCTCGTGCCCCGATAAGGATGGTTTGTCCCCTAGCTCCAATAAAGATTGTTCTACCTCTTGGAGCGGCATCAGACACAATGGCTATCGTTGTAGCATCTAATGTGACTCCGTGTAATAGATCAGCAGGCGAGATTAGATGAAGTTGTGTAACTCCAGTTCCATCTAACAATTGAGCAATCGTTAGATCTCCCGGCAAGATCACGTGAACCTGAGCTATGTTCGACGCATCTAGAGTTTGTGATTGTGTGAGATCCGCCGGAGACAAGATGAACGTCATCGATATGACGGTTGCATCCAATGTCACACTCTGAAGCAAATCAGCAGCGCTTAGTGCATGATTTTGGGCTATCGTAGTCGCATCTAATGTCAATCCCTGAAGCAAATCAGCGGGACTGAGCAATTGAAGCTGAGACATCGTGGCGGCGTCGAGAGTAATCGACATGCCAAGGTCATTTGCGCTGAATATAAGACTCCCACCTACGATAATCGTAGTAGCATCTAGCAGTTGGGCTAATGTCAGGTCTCCAGGTGAGAAAATCTGGAGTTGGGTTATCGTAGCCGCATCTAGTGTTTGCGTCTGTGTCAAATCAGCCGCAGACAGAATATGAGCTTGAGCTATTGTCGAAGCATCAAGTGTTTGATTTTGGGTAAGATCAGCCCCAGATAGGGCATGATTCTGTGCCAATGTCACAGCATCTAGAGTTATAGTCTGTGCAAGATCCGTGCCAACTAGAACGTGGTTTTGGGCTATCGCTACGTTATCTAATGTTTGATTCTGAGTCAGATCATTTGGGGACAAGAGTAGTCCCAATACAATCACTGTAGAATCTAAAATTAGAGATTGTGATAGGTCACTCCCCGATAAAACGTGATTTTGACTCGATACAATCGAATCTAGAATAATGGATTGCGTCAGATCGGCACCGACAATTACATGATTTTGAGAAAGAGAAGTGGAATCTAATGTCTGATTTTGAGTTAAATCGTTAGGCGACATCGTGAAGACTAACGAACTCGTTGTACTATCAAGCGAAAGCGAAAGTGTTAAATCAGATCCGGATATGATTTGATTTTGATTTAACCCAGCCGAATCTAGTAATTGACTTTGAACAAGATCGTTGAGAGGAAAAACGTGATGTTGTGTTATCGTTATTCCATCGAGTGTCTGTGCTTGAAGCAAATCTGTAGGAGATAAAACAAGGCCGGAAGCTACGGGAGAGATTACATATATAGGGCTCTCTATTCTTACCGGAGGGCTTTCCACATAACCAACAGTTCCTGATTCTGTAAGTAATCTTCCTGATATCCAGTCTATTTCATTTCCGGCAGAATCATTGACGCTGAAAAACAGAGCCACCAAACTTGCTGGCTGAATAGATAATGGGTGAGCTCCATCTGCTAATGCAGCAAATGCTTCGTCGCCTATATCGACATTCCAGATGCCAACATATTGGATTTGACCATCCCATGATCTAACTCCACTTGGATTGGCACCAGCTCCACTAGCAGAGGTTGGGATTGCGTCTGTTACTGTAGGAGTAGCCTGTACATATGTTGAGGATCCAAAAGTCACACTCGTATTGAAATCTTCTGTTCCGTCTATATATCCTCTTATAGCATCCCCAGAAAAATCGCACACAGCTCCAATATAAGTCCATACGCCCGTTGTCATGAGCGTTGAACCGAGTCCAACTTGAATAGAATCAGATGACTGTGATTTAGCTTCTATTCTGACCGCCGCATTACTGGAATCTCCTCCAGTAACTCCAGTATCCATATTCAATCTAACGCCGGATATTCCAGGAGAAGATTGTCTGACGTTCAGAAGTTGATTATTGTTAGTGTTGCCGGTGCTGTAAGTATCTGCTTTAGCAAGAACGGCAATGGAACAAGCAGACGCTCCAGAAAGAAGAGTTCCGATTATATTGGCGCCGTAATCTAAACGATCGCCGTTCTGGACTTTTGGAAAATCTCGAGCCATCGTATTGGATTACGATGCTGTATAAACAAAACTCAGCGCCCAAAGCCAAGCATCTTCTGTTAAATCATCTGATCCGTTATCAGCGTCGCGCCTGAATCTTAAAGAGATGTAGTCTCCAGCAGCCATGCTATCATTATTGGTAAGAGTGATTTCACATTCTTGTGGGCGCTTAGCTGTAGTTCCGAGTATATCATCTGATACTGTGTTGATAGTGTCGTAGCTGTCAGAATCTGTTGCAACAGAATCTGTTTCTGGTGTCAGCGCCATTATCTCCGCTCCCCATACAGCGGTATGAGAAGTTGTTGTACTCGTACTCCCAGACCATTGGACTTTTAATGCAGCGGCAGAACTGTAATCATCTGGAAGCCGGAAAGTAAAGACAACATACTCATCAGTACTGGCGTCAAACGCGAGACGAGGACGAGCATTAACAAAGGTTAATTGAGGCGGAACGGCTCCCGGAGCCGCCGCCAATAAAGGCAGAATGATAGTAGACATTACAATTTACCTCGAACCGCTGTTTTTAACTGTTCGAGTGTCCGAGAGGCGAGACTAGCTCTAGATCTCAATATGTTGATTTCATCGAGAATTACTTCAGCGAATGCTCTCATAATCGTATTGGGATGAACTAATTCGTCTGCAATAGCGTTCTTTGTTGCATTGGCTTCTGCTGTATCAATAGAATCACGAGTAGCCTGATCCACTAGAGATACAATGTCTCCAGATATAGACCAATATTTTTTCGGCCATCCGTTTACGTTCCTTAGATCTGGGTCTTTAATCCAATCTAATTCAGAAAATAATGGATCGTTACCTGATCTGACGAATTCGAGTGTTTGTCTGTTCAGGAAATCACTCATCTTTTTTCCTTAAACCAATCCGTGACTCTGAAGTAAAGCCAGCGCGTGATTCTTATCCGTTGGTTCCTCGTCGGTTATCGACTTGACCACTGCCCGGAGTTTGAACCACGGCATACCGCGATAGTTTACGTCTTTCTTGCCTGTCTCTGTTACTGGTTTCGCATATCCAGTGCTGATTAAGATGTGAGCAGCATGGATCGGGAATCCAGCTCTATCGCCAATGTTGTATGGTGACTTCGATTTCAGAAACTCGACAAGCTGTATTCCATTAGTCTCCATTGATTTTCGAACCTCTTGTATGATGTTTGAGGACCGACATGAGCGCGGTTGCCTCTTGGATGGCTCCATCACAAGTATGGGCTTCTGCCATCGCTTTCTCCATCCGTTGCTTGTATTGAGCTATCCGGCCTTCGAGCATCGATTTATTGATGATGCCTATCTCAACATCTGTCTCGTATCCATATCTGTACGTGAATTTTGTAAGAGCGGAAGCTTTCGGGATGTACACTTTATGTCCCAATCCACGAGCAAGACCAATTAGATATTCCGTGTTTGGTCGCTGGATAGCGTACTCATCGTCATCAATCAAATCGATACCGTATAGATGGATTTCTTCGTATTTCTCAAACATCGCGAGCGCGAACATATAAGAAATAGAAGAAGCGAAGTAATCTCCACTGGCGTTCAGTGGATCAAATTTCGATAAGAACTCGATGACTTCTTCTATAGGGTAGCGAACCCCATTGGGTATATCTGGGCGAGCTTCTGTTAGGTAAACAGGATGTCCTTTCTTAGATAAGACTTCTGGATAATTAGGCGGTACTTTCTTACGCATCTCGTTAATCGGATGCATGTCGAATGATCTAGTGCACCGTGGAGCATCTGTTCTCCATGCTAGGCACCAAATATCGAATTCTAAATCACCGAAAGGAGCTTGGTCTTTTGTACTGGATGCACTACCAACAAGAGCAACTTTCTTGTTCGTTTTGATAGTTTCGTCTTCTGGCCTCATAGGTTCTTCCTTTTAGGCTGATAGCAGAGGGGGCCTTTCGGCCCCCTCTAGTTAGGCGAGTTAAGCAGCCGGAGTGTGATCGGGTCCGCCCATAATCAAGACGCCGCCGACATCTGCATCGTTTGTGCTCGTTCCGGTAAACGTAACTTTCAGTCGGATTCTGACATATTGACGACACTTCGCCAAATTCACATCCGTAGCCAGGATGACGTTTCCGGTTTGAGCCGCAGTAGATGCGGTTGAGCCAAGTATGAGAGACGCAGCGGTAGATCCGTCCTTATCAGTCACAACAGCCCATGTTGAGCCAGCAGCACTGTCCTGAAGTTGGACTTTAGCTGTAGCTGTTTCAGCGGCAGCAAGCGAGTAGCTAATCGGTACGGCAATCTTACCTGATAGATAGAGTGTCGTATCTGGTGTAGTATTCGCTCGGTTAACTGATACACCATTCTGCCAGATACCGTTTTCGGCTGTCGAGCTTTCATTCAGTGTGACAGGGTTTAAGGCGTTCTTGCAGAGCAAGTAAGCACCGATATCTCTTTGCAGTGTAACCATTTCTCAATTTCCTCTTCATTTTGGGCGGTCCTTCGCCCGACGTTTATCCTATTTGGATATCAGTTGCTATTAGGCACCCCAAGTGACGCCAGTCTTGATCGCAATCGATTCCGCATGAGTAACCGCAAAGTCATGATGCGTAATCGCCCGGACCAGAGTTTCATCACGCTGGAAGGCCGACACCAGAGTTCCATTGTCTGTGTAGGAAGCGGAGGCATCCACTTCAATCATCAGACCACTCGACTCACCGATGATAACATCGTCCATATTGACGAAGTAGATTTCCGTTTCTGTACCACCACCAAGATTCCGAGGAATGTTGTTTGTGGTAAAGATCGGGTAATCGTAAATGCGAGGCGAGGCACCACGGATCTCAGGGAAGATCAGGTTGCCGTTAGCATCGCGCAGGTTGAGCAAGAAGTTCTTCGGACGCGGGTTCATGAAGATCGCGACACGATCCAGAGCAATGTTATTCAACTCCAGTCCGTTGATCAGATCTTCGATGTCATCTTCGACGTTAGTCGCAGATGTACCAGCCGAGGCCGTAACGTTCGCAGCAGCCGCCCAATAACGGAGGCCTTTCGGCTTGTTTTGGGTTCCATCATCACGGATGAAGGCCGCATCTTCGCGGACGGCGATTCTGCGCACCAGATCATCACGCACCCAACGATCAGCCGCATCACCAGCATCGAAGCGCAGAAGGTCGTTCGAGATCGGGACCATAGCGGTGAGTTTCTTCGCCGTCATGATGATCTGGCCGCCTGTTGGCTCAGACTTGGTGATATCTTCCGATTCGCCGATGTAGGTGGCAGTCGCGCTACCTGTTTGCTTCGGCAGAGTCAGTGATCCACTGTTCATCGGAAGGATGATCGGACTCGCGCGCCGCACAACAGCTCTGTTGTACAGGAAGGCGATAATGCCAGCAGCAAATTCTGGTTCAACCAAAAATCCACCAGCAGTTAGATCACCAGATTGGAGTGATTTAACAACGGCCGAGCCGAGGTCATCACGCCAGAATTTATCATTGGCCCGTTGAGCAAACTTGACAGCTTCCTCACGATTGCCTTTGCAAGCGGCAAGAGCACGGACAGCACGAGCGCAACCGAGGCCGCGTTCTTTCTCGCCTTCCAGCTCGCGAATATCACTCGCTCTAGAAGCACGAAGATCTTCCATCCACTTGGTTTGCTGAGCCGCCATCGGAGCAATAGCTTTTTCTACCGCTTCTCCGGTCTGCTTAGCAATCATCTCTTGCAGTTGTTCTTGCGTCAGTTTCATCTAATCTTTCCTCTGACTAATCCTAATATCCGTTATTGGAGATCAAGATCTATTAATCAACCTTTCCCATCAGCTTCGCCTTGTGGGCGGCGAGTATCTCTGGCAAAGCGGCTTCCACCATCAGTGCGAGTTCCTCTTCGCTGACTTCGATAAGACCATCATCTGATGTTTCTGTATCGGTGGCCAACTCTAAAACAAAATCATCTTCGGATGCAATAGCTTCTTCTTGCTTATCCAAAGATTTTATTAAGTTAGCCAGCTCGATGCAGTTTTCTTGCACCGAGCGAAGCATCCGTTTCCCTTCACGGGTATTACGAATTTGGTCGAATTCACCTCTAACCACGCTATCTCCAACAGATAGAATGGTATCTGTAGCGGACAACAGAGCTTCGAGGACGGCATCTATTGTGTAATCTTTGTCCTCGTCATCGTCTTCCTCTTCGTCGTCCTCTTCTTCTTCATCATCGTCTTCGTCAGACTCGGCTTTATCGCAATCGCAATCTTCTTGTCCGGCGCAATCACATTCCTCATCTTCGTCAGCTTTGTCTTCGATATCTGTAGAATCGGCCTGATTTTCGGCAAAAATCACGTCAGAATGGCTTGATTCTGTCACTGTTTCTACCTGTTTTTCTGCGTTTTCTTCGATTTGAACGATATCGGTAACGACAGTATCATCTTCTTCGTCGATATCGATTGTTTCTTCGATTTCTTTCTGTTCTGCAATGCGAGCTAAATTCTCTTTAAGAATGCGAGCTTGATCTTCCGCTGTAACAGAAATCGATGTTCTTTGAACAGGATCGGCGTGCTTTCTAAGCTGCTCAATGCGCTTTTTCGGTATGATTAGGCCACTTTCTTGGTGGTTTTCGTAGTCATCCAGAACCGATTCCGCCCATTCTTTCATGGGGGCAGTGTCGATACCTTTGCTACGTGCATCTACCAAAGCTTCCGGATTAGCTGGCACAGGAACGGCACTGTATTCGATAAGTTCCTGTGAAACGAAGTCAATTCCGTATGGACGGTCTTTTTCCTCTGAGAATTTGTATTCAAGAGGTATAAAGCCGACAGATGTGGCCTTCATGTACCCTTGAACGTACATCTGGAAGATAGAAAACGCAAAAGGACTGATCTCGGCTGGCATAAACTCAGCTCGAGACACCAAAGCATTCTTGTTTTTCTTGATTTCCTCTACTTTGACACTCAAAGAGCGGGCAATAGGAGGAGAGCTATGATCGTGGCCAAACAAGATAACAGGATTCTTCTTGTACGCCTTGAGATTCCATCCATCGACGGATACAATATCGCCCATTCTATCAACAGCGTCGGTGCTGATAACAAAATCAACGATACGTTTATCAACGTCGATAGAGCGGACTTCACTACAAGTCCATCCCTTGCGGACACCTACATCTTGAGTTTGATTGCTTTTAGCGAGAGTCTTAAAATCCTCTGCGCTAACAAATTTAATCTTGTTCGGCATCCTAAGCTCCTCGGATGGAGATGTTCGATATAGATTACAGTGTAATAGCAATATCATCCACAATGCAACCTCAACAATTACAATTTGGCTATCATTGTCAATGTGCTATAGTTAATGTCTAGTCACAGTAGGGGAGCATCATGAACAAGAACTTGATCGAGATGTGGGACGAGACCGAGGCTACTGGCGAGAGGATCTGCATCGGCAATATCGTCGTATGCGACTTCTGCAACGATGATTATACCGACTCGGACAAGTCTGGTGGCTTCGTTTTCAGCAGCTACGGGACTTGTCCGAAATGCGCGGAACGTATGGAGGCGGAAATCTCCAAGTGCGGCGAATCTCGGTACATCGTTGCCCGATGCAAAGAAGGCCAGTCGTTTGCCGACTTCATCCGTGAGTACAGAGGTGACAACAATTACATCCAGGTTAGCCGGGTATAGCTCAGCTTGGTAGAGCTCTAGCTTTGGGAGTTAGTGGTCGGGGGTTCGAATCCCTCTACCCGGACCATCTTCGGAGGAAGTAATGACGAAAATCCACAAATGCACTTGTGTCCACAAGCAACAAGATGCTCTGCATGGCGCAGGGATGCGGGTTCACAACAAGATGTTCAAGGGCGAGAAAGGTTCTCAGAAGTGGAGATGCACTGTTTGTAAAACCGAACGCGAAATCGGGGAAGGCGGTAAGTAGACATGGGTACTAATTTCTATTATCACTCAGAACTCGATGTTTGCCCTTCGTGTGGCCACATACGAGGGAAGAAACAACATATCGGGAAATCTTCCGGTGGTTGGTGCTTCGCGTTACATGTCGATGAAGAGGCGGGGGTAACTACCTTAGCCCAACTCCAGAACATCCTCATTCGTCCTGACATCACTATCGAAGATGAGTATGGACATGTAGTCTCGTATACGAGAATGATGCAGATCATCATGGATCGTTCACATCCAGTGCGGGAATTCGTTCCAGATAGATGGTACTCATCGAAAGAGGAGTTCCTCCGGAAGAATAACGCGGTGGATGGCCCTAACGGACTCTTTCGACACGCAATTGATGGAGTTCATTGCGTCGGGCACGGAGAAGGAACGTGGGATTACATCACAGGAGAATTTTCATAGGAGCGTAGCTCAGCGGTCAGTAGCAGTCGCCTTATATGCGAACGGTCGTAGGTTCAATTCCTACCGCTCCTACCAATTATCGACTACGCTGTAATCATGAAGAAATTACTCATGATTGCAGCACTAACATCATCTATCGCTCATGCGGAGGATCTGGGTTCGATTGATCTTAGTGTGATACCAGAACATCGATGTGGTGTTTGGGCTGTAAATGTCGCTGGAGTTGTTAACTCGAATAATCCCATGCGCGCGCTCGAGCTATGGAGCATCACGTACCCACAAGACGGCCGTATAATTCAATTGACCTATGATTACATCCACGGCAGCGATGTGATGACGGACCCGAATCCGTTTGGAAAAGCAAACTCGGATTGCCTGAGAGCAGAACGGAAAAAGAATTACGGTACATAGCCGGTTTAGCTCAGACGGAAGAGCGCTATCTTTGTAAGTTAGATGTCGGGGGTTCGAATCCCTCAACCGGCTCCATATTGAGGAAAAAAAACATGGAATGGGATCTGACAGAATTCGTTCGTGAATCAAACAAGATTGAGAACATCAATCGTGATCCGCTGGCTAGCGAGATAAATGCACATCACGCTTTGCTCGAAAAAGCCAGATATCTTACTGTCCAAGATATTTGTGACTTTGTTGATGTAGTTCAGCCAGGAGCTAAATTACGAACGCTCCCGCACATGAATGTTCGCGTGGGGAACCACATTCCTCCTCGAGGTGGTGAGCATGTCAGGTTCATATTAGAAGGAATTCTACTCAAAGTGAACAAACGAGATGGAACTCCTCATGCCGTACATTTAGACTACGAGAAGTTACATCCGTTCATGGATGGTAACGGACGTAGTGGAAGAGCTATCTGGCTCTACATGATGTTCAAAGAGAACAGGATGCGAGAGGCTTTAGGATTTGGCTTCTTGCGTGCTTTCTATTACCAAACCTTAGCAGAACACGAGAGTAAAACAGGATATGAAAAGTAAGATAACTGATATTTTGGTGGTGCTGGATCGATCAGGGTCGATGGCCAGCATTACCAAGGATGTGATCGGTGGATTCAACACGTTCATCGAGAAACAGAAGAAAGAGAAGGGTAAGGCGTTTCTTACCTTGACTCAATTCGACCACGAATACGAGGTTGTTTACGATCGAGTTGCGATTGGTGATGTCAAGGCACTTGATAGCAAGACCTACATTCCGCGTGGATCTACCGCACTGAACGACGCTATCGGTCGTGCCACGAAGACGATGTTGGAATCTATCGAGAAGCGAGCCAAGAAAGACAAGCCGGATAACGTCTTGTGTCTCATTGTTACGGACGGACAAGAGAACGCTTCGAAGGAGTACACGAAAGATATGATCGTGAAGCTCATCAAAGAGCAAGAGGCAGGTAATTGGGTATTCTCGTTCATCGGTACGGCAGATGCGAATGCATTCGCCGCTGGCATGAGTTACGGGATCATGGCGTCGAATATCGCTGCTGTAGAGAAAACCTCTGGAGGCATCTTAGCGACGTTCGAAGCCTCTGCTCTCTTGTCAACCAACGTCAGAGCGATGGGACATAATCATCGGAAATCAGAGGAGGCGGAGTCGGTTCAGTCATATTACGATCACTCGCACCAAGGTTCGTAATCGTCCACTCGTAATTACAAAGATATCTGGATTTCTCATGCGACGCCTTAGCCTGTAAGGCGTCGCGCTCTTTTTCGTACCGCATCGTCCACGGCTTGTGATGCCAAGGACGGGCATTATCTCCTTTCCAAATACCTGTAAGGAGCCAGACTTTCCGCACTTTCTTGCGGTGGTGCTTGGGTGGTACCAGTACGTCAATGCGACGTAAATCTTGTGGCCTCAAGGCCCGAGAGTCACTGACTCCATTGGCCTTGTGCGGCTTGCACATTAGGCAGCCGGCTCTTCTATTCTTCGGTCTGTGTCTCTTGTGATGCATATCTGTACTCTAAATTGGCGCGCCAAGAGGGATTCGAACCCCCAACATGCGGATTAGAACTCCGCTGCTCTATCCAGTTGAGCTATTGGCGCTGTTAGGAACATTGAACGCACCTTCGATGTGGTAGGGGTGGTGAGATTCGAACTCACACTTGTATGGATTTTAAATCCAATTCCTCTTCCAATTGGGATACACCCCCATAATCAAATAAGATGGAGCGGGCAGTGAGACTCGAACTCACGACATTCGACTTGGAAGGACGATGCTCTACCAACTGAGCTATACCCGCTATATTTGGCTGGAGGGGTGGGGCTCGAACCCACCTCATTCTCGGTTAACAGCCGAGCGCAATCACCCGGATTGCTACCCTCCAATTGTTTGGTGAACCTGCCGGGAATTGAACCCGAATCGACAGATTGAAAGTCTGTTGCACTGACCATTATGCTACAGGTTCTCTATCTTTGGCGCGACGTATGGGATTCGAACCCATGACTTCCTACTAGACAGGCAGGCACTCTAGCCACTGAGTTAACGTCGCGTGAAATTGGCCCGGAGACAAGGAATCGAACCTCGGTACGTTGTTTTGGAGGCAACCGTTCTACCACTGAACTATCTCCGGAGTAAATCAATCCTTTGTTGGAGGTACGTTCTCGACCTCAACTTCGTTAATCGTTCTTTTCACAGAGCCGTTCAGCCATGATTCGATTTCCTCTTTCATGCGTTCTTCCTCGCCCCACCAACATTGGCAACCCCATACATATCTTCCATTGTCCAGAAGAATGCAGGGATTTATAGATGCGATACTGATGCTACAACGCAAGTCTCCGATGTACACTCCGTAGCCAAGCAGGTTCACGTGTTTATCGTCTACCGATAACACTGCTCCAACTCTGCTATTGATTTTCACAGCAATTCCTCTTATGTGGGGTGATGGACGGGATTCGAACCCGTGAATCAGTTTCCTGAATTGGGGTCACAGCCCAATCGCTTTGACCGCTTGCATACCATCTCCATCTTGGTTGAGGTGGGAGGATTTGAACCTCCGGCCAATACCGTATCAGGATACTGCTCTACCACTGAGCTACACCTCAATTCTGGTGGGTCGTGAGAGGTTCGAACTCTCGACCAATAAGTTAAAAGCCTACTGCTCTACCGACTGAGCTAACGACCCAAATCTTGGAGGAGAGTGTGGGATTCGAACCCACGGACCCTTACGAGCCGCTAGTTTTCAAGACTAGAGCCTTCATCCGCTCGGCCAACTCTCCATCAATGGTAGCGAGGGCGGGAATCGAACCCGCGTCGAACGGCGCATGAAGCCGTGCTGGAGCCATTCCAGTCCACCTCGCATTTGTCCCTGAAGCGGCGGCAGGAGTCGAACCTGCCTACTCTGGGTCAAAGCCAGATACCTGAACCGCTCGGTTACGCCGCTGTGTTCTCTTTCTCCTTCACCGGGTTCCATCCGATGTACTTCTCGATCAAATCCCACGATCCGGTCTCGACATCATTTCCGGGGCGTTTCTTTTTCCGGAGAGCGCATTCCCGCGCACTCAACGCATTTCCGTCTTTGTGCATGATGTCGTAGACAAGTCCGTTTTTATCATCGATTCTTTTTGCGATGATTTCAACGTCCTCGCCGATGTATTTCCGCAATCGCGGATGCACTTCATCGGGAGGTATGTCTTCTCTCACGACAACGATTTCGTGGATTTCGAACATGTATTACGCCCCTCGTCCGCTGTTGCATTGTCTGGCAATAGTATATATAAAGGACGTTACAACATGCAACGCCACATGACGAACGTGAATTTTACCAAAAAAGACTTCGTTGTTGATTGGTTCTCTGGCACGGGGAAGGGTGGCCAGCATCGCAACAAGCATCAGAATTGTTGCCGCATCCATCATCCCGCCTCCGGACTTCGCGCTCAATGTACACGTCATCGAGAGCGTCAATCAAACCTCAAAGAAGCTTTCCATCGTTTAGTCGCTAAGCTACTTGTACATTATAGCTTGACGCCGGACGATGTACCGAGGAATGATGGGAACATCGTTGTGCGAACTGTCCATTGGGAAAGATGGACAGCCACGGATGGTGTAATCGAAAAAAGCCCGGACATTGTACTTGATGGAGACATAGACGATTTCATCAAGAACGGATTGCTTGGAGTACGACCAATAATCAGGACCGGGAGAGTGTGATGGAACTTACAATCAAATTAGCAGCGGATCAAGGCGGATGTATCGTGGTTCTCACGAACATCAGATCTTATAATTTCACTAAAGGTGTTGGCATACCGTCTCTTCTCGTTTATGGACATTGTAGCGATTTTCCAGATTGCTACCGTTTCCCAGGTGCCAATATCGTACACGTCAAGGAAACGTCGCCGGCACAACAGCTCCGGTTCGGCTTGCTGGCCGACGAGTACAATCGAAAAGAACAAGAATCGGACCTGAAGGCACTCATCAAAGAGGTCCGCCAACTCCGTGGGGTCATGGCAAAGATTCTGGAGCGCACATGAACAACGTCCTACCAATGATGTCGAATCGCGAGCGTCAGCTCATCGATCGGCATCATGTTCATTTCACGATGAACGGGCGGATATTATTCCGCCATGTCACCAAAGAAGACGTGACAATCGGTCACACGATAACGATAGTGAACGAGTTCGGGGACAGATTCCGATGTAGAGTACTCGCTGTCGATGGTGAGTACGTTGTTGGAGTATTAACAGTATAATTCAACGGAGGGCTAGAAGATGTTTATCACGTTGATTTCGAATTTGGTCGTCCTGTACTTCTGTATCGGACTCGCCATCTTCTGTTTCATGTTGGTGATGCATATCCTCGACCACGCCAAAGGCACGGCCAAGATAGGCGTAACCTTCCTGGAATGGGTCACGGTCATCATCTTGTGGCCGTTCTTCATCAAACCGCTCTTTGATTGGTTCAAGAGCAAAACCACGTAGGAGATTCACATGGATCACGAACGACTTGTTCACCTCAGGGTGAAGCGAAAGACTTTGGCTGCTGAGGTACGAGCCATTCGGCTCGAAGAGCTCAGGGCCAAGAAACACTACCGCCGCGCTGCCGAGAAGCAGAGCGACACCAAGACCGAGTTTCTGGCGACGCGCGAGAGTCTGTACCATCATCGAAAGAACGTGGTGTGCAAGGAAGCTCGTATCGCACATCTCGCGAACGGCTACCTCCGTGGGATGGCCTATTTGCGGATGGAGCAGACCACGCACAACTTCCCGATACTATTGCCGGCTGCGGTGCTTACCACGGTGAAGCGATTCGGCGAGCCGAGCGCCACAACGGATGACATCTATGCGTGGTTCGGTGATGCAGCCAAGCCGAAAGCTCCAGAGGCGTGACTTGCGAATTGCTATAGCTTTGCTATACTAGCAAGACACAACACGGGAGAACCCATATGTTCCGGCAAGGCGATGTACTCATAATCCCAATCGACGAGCTCCCGAAGCATTCGCTTCAGGAAGTCGAGAAGGACAACGGCCGAGTGGTCCTCGCTTACGGCGAGGTCACCGGCCACGCACATGCACTCGAACCTCATTTCCACGCCAGCCTGTTTGAGCCGGCCGGAGCTGTGTATCCCATCGGTATGCGGCCCGTGGGTTGGCTTGTCGTCGATGACGACGAGGCGCAGCTTACTCACGAGGAGCACGCACCAATCACGTTGGCGCGCGGCGCTTACAAGGTGGTACGGCAGCGTACAGCCGAGTTTGACGGCCAGCTCGTCGATACGAGGCTCGTCGCAGACTAACCCCGCCAAGGATATGCGCTATCGTAACGAAGAAGTCGAAGAGCATATCCTAAAACTCTACTCTAAACATATCAGAGCAGAGCCAACAATCCTGTGGTTTGATTCACTTGACCAGCTCGATGCAGCGGCCAAGTCAATCAAATTCCATGATTGGGATTTCCGTGGTAAGGTAATTCGAGATGATTATCTGCGCGGATTTCCACAAGAATCCGTCACAGCTTTAGGAATTGTTATAGCTCGTTCTATTCGTTTATATCCTTATCTTCCCGTTCTCAATCCTCAAATAGTGTGGTTGGATCATCGAACGGAAATAAGAAGAGAAGCGTGCTTGATCTGCATGAGTCCTACGTTGGTTTGTCTCGTGCGACAGCCGAAGATTACGCGCCAAACTCCTTTACCTCCGCGTCCTTGGGATCGCACAGAAGCATTGATGTTCGATCAACAGAACATGGATGAGCCAGTTATCGTGTTCCATGACGACACTGAGATCTACGCGGTCAGGAACAATCCAATAAGAAAAGAAGATATAAAAAGAATCAAAAACCCAACCATCAACAGCATCCTCCAAGAACGCAACATGGAGATCAAATCTCTGATGTTGAGGGTGTTTGGCGTCGAGCGCTACATGAAAGAAGGACCACTCGAGTTGGTTGCCGCAGACAGATATGGTGAACTCTACGATGTACGGGTAGAGCCGAAAATTAATATTGTTCGGCGTAGTTGGGAACGCAATAGTGATTATCTGCCCATACGGGTGATCAAAGTCATCAACTCTAGTCCGGAACCGGACGGCACATTCAAGCCGTACTTCCTCAACGTACCTCGCGAGATCACAACTCCGCACGAGGGAGTCGCATGGACGTTCAATCTATCTACACAGCAATACAATCCGATTAAGGAAACGTGACGCCATGATGTACAGAGTGCGGGCGAGTATGACCACCATCTACGCCGGCATCGGGTCGAGGGAAACACCCGAATTGATCCTCGATTACATGGAGTATAGAGCGAAGGTGTATGGATCCAGAGGTTACAGATTGAGGAGCGGAGGAGCGAAGGGAGCAGATACAGCGTACGAGAAAGGACATCGTAAGTACAGCAAAGACATCGAGATCTACAAACCATCTGATGATATCCCAGAAGCAGCGTACGAGATGGCAGCAAAGTATCATCCAGCGTGGGACAAATGTAACGGATTCGCACAGAGCGCCCATGCAAGGAATTGCATGATTGTGTTGGGGAAGAACCTCGATACGCCAGTAGACTTCATCGATTGTTGGACCAAGGACGGGAAGATAATCGGCGGTACAGGCCAAGCGTTGAGGATGGCCA